AAAGGAGCTCTCACGCCCCGGAAGAGACCCGAGAGACGAGCTTCCGCCTCCTATGCTTCGTACCGACATTATGTCTATAGAGGATCTGAAGCCCGGTATGGAGATGACGGGAACGGTAAGAAACGTTATCGATTTCGGTGTTTTTGTTGACATCGGCGTTCATCAGGACGGACTCGTTCACATATCACAGCTGTCAGACAGGTTCGTAAAGCATCCGCTTGACGTTGTAAAGGTCGGAGATATAGTAAAGGTATGGGTCATGAGCGTTGACAGCGCGAAAAAGAGGATATCTCTTACGATGAAGGATCCTAACAAGAAAAAATAACACGTTATAATAACGGTCTCGGATCAGCCGGTGCAAGCCTTTTGCATCGGCTGATCGTATTATGTTGAAAAAAGCATTGATTTTTTAAAAAATATGTGATATAATAATTTTTGATTTGAGATTTTTCAAATCGAAATATTTTAAAAAGAAAGTTTTGGAGGATTTTTTATTTTGGATACGGACAGTTGGAGTCAGATTATAATTTTGGTGATTCTGATTATGTTTTCGGCATTCTTTTCGGCAACCGAGACGGCGTTTTCGTCTCTCAACAAGATCCGCATAAAGATGATGGCGGACGAAGGAAACAAAAGGGCAGCTTTGGTCTATAATATGACCGAGAATTTTGACAGACTGCTTACTACGGTGCTTATCGGAAACAATATCGTTAATATCGCATCTACGGCGATAGCTACCATATTGTTCATTGCATTGCTCGGAGATCAGGCAACGGGCTCTACCGTCTCTACGGTAGTTATGACGGTTGCTGTTCTTATTTTCGGTGAGATAACGCCTAAAAGCATTGCTAAGGAAAAGCCCGAGGCGTTCGCTATGTTTGCGGCACCCTTTATCAAGCTTTTAGCGGCGATCTTTATTCCTTTTATTGCGTTTTTTGCACTTTGGAAAAAAATGCTCAAAAAGATATTCAAGCTCGAAAACAACGACGCTATTACGGGTGATGAGCTTCTCAATATAGTTGAAGAGGCAGAGGACAGCGGCGGAATAGACGAGGAGGAGAGCGACCTTATAAGAAGCGCTATCTCGTTCTCGGATCTTACGGCTGAAGACATTCTCACCCCCCGTGTTGATATCATCGCTATCTCAAAGGATGACGATGAGGACAAGATAGCACAGGTATTTGATGATTCCAAGTTTTCAAGACTTCCCGTGTACGAGGACGGCATTGACAACATTATCGGCTTTTTACATATTCGTGATTTTTCGAGGGTCAAATTCTCGGATGATGAGGAATACAACATTGACGACGTGCTCAAGAGCACGGTATTCGTTGCAAAGAGCATGGCGGTAAACGATCTGTTAAAGCTTATGCAGTCCAAAAAGACACATATGGCTGTTGTTACCGATGAATACGGCGGAACGATAGGCATCGTTACCCTTGAGGATATACTTGAGGAGCTCGTCGGCGAGATATGGGATGAGGCTGACGAGATCGTAGAGGATTTCGTTGATCTTGAGGATGGCAAGATCAAGGTTCTTTGCTCAACACAGCTCAACAAAATGCTTGACCACCTCGGACTTGAGGATGACTCGGACAGCGAGTCTGTTTCGGTCGGCGGTTGGGTAATTGAGCAGCTTTGCAAGATCCCCGAGGAAGGGGACGTATTCTCCTACAAGAATATCGACGTTGAGGTAACAAAGGTCGAGCAGAGACGTATCATCGAGATCGTCGTTACAAAGAACGATCCCGTGGAGGAAGAAGAGTAAGCGTTTACTATCTGATCTGTTAAAATAAAGAATTGAATATAAAAAAGCAGGTAAGTGCATGGCACTTGCCTGCTTTTTTTCTGCATAGATTTTTGTATATGAAAAAAGAAATCATGTAATCAAATTTTTTTAAAAACTTTATTTTTGTACGAAAATCGGCGTTTTTTTCTGATAGCATTTAAATGCAGGCGAGATAAGGAGGCAAAATGAGCAAAGAAAAAAACAAAAACGGAGGACGCGAGAGCGTTAATTCCCCCGGCAGCGACGAAGCGAGACTTCAGGGAATATGGAGTCGCGCAATGGCACTCCGAGGATTGAAAAAGGTGGTGAAGGTCTCACTTGAAGCCGCAAAGGTCCCGACGCTTGACGAAAACGGAGAGATCGTGGACGTTAAGTTCAACCCAAGTGCAGCAAACGCCGCGACAAAGGCGATAGAGACTGCAAACAAAATGCTCGGATACAACCTACCCGATGATGAGTCGGACGAGTGTGATAGTGAGCTTACCGTCATATTCGACGGTGCGGAGGAATATTCGCTGTGACCCTCGTTCTGACTCCTCCACACGAAAAGCAAAAGGAGTTTTTGCTTGCTCGCACGCGCTACGTGGCTTACGGCGGTGCGAGAGGCGGAGGCAAGAGCCATGCCGTACGCCTGAAGGCTACCTTGCTTTGCTTAAGGTATCGCGGGATCAGGGTTTTGATCATCCGCCGATCATACCCTGAGCTTTACGAAAACCATATAAAGATCATGGCGGCGGAGCTGAAGGGCGTTGCCGTTTACAGAGATTCGGATAAAAGCCTGAATTTTGCCGGCGGAAGCAGAATAAAGTTCGGTTACTGCGCCTCTGATGCGGATCTTTTGCAGTATCAGGGCGTTGAGTACGACGTGATCTTTATGGATGAAGCAACACATTTTACGGAATACCAGTTCAGCGTCATTCGGGCATGCATGAGAGGCGCAAACGATTTTCCGAAGAGATTCTATCTTACCTGCAACCCCGGCGGTGTGGGTCACGCCTGGGTAAAGAGGCTGTTCGTGGACCGTGATTATCGAGAAGGCGAGGATCCCGGGGACTATACCTTTATAAAAAGCACAGTCTACGATAACAAGCCCCTGTTGGATTCTGACACGGAGTACGTAAATACGCTCAAAAATCTCCCAAAAGAGCTCCGAAGAGCCTGGCTTGACGGGGATTGGGACGTGTTTGCGGGACAGTATTTTTCGGAGTTTTCCAGAGATATCCACGTATACGAGGACTTCGAGATCCCAAAATGGTGGAAAAGATACCGCGCGTTCGACTACGGTCTTGATATGCTCGCCTGCTTGTGGGCGGCGGTTGACGAGTCGGGGGATATATGGATATACAGAGAATACTGCGAGAGCGGTCTGATCGTAAGCGAAGCTGCAAGGCGAATACTTGATATGTCGTACGGAGAGGACGTGTGCACTACCGTGGCGCCGCCGGATATGTATAACAGACAGAAGGATTCGGGAAAGAGCATGGCGGAGCTTTTTGAGAGCGAGGGAGTCAAGCTGACAAGGGCTGACAATTCACGCATTCAGGGGTGGATGAACCTCAAGGAATGGCTAAAGCCCGTAAAGGATGAAACGGGAAAGTGCACGGCGCGCTTGCATATCTCGGCTTCGTCTACCGAGCTTATACGGTGCTTGCCCCAGCTTATGCACGATAAGGACTCGCAAATGGACGCGGCAACAGAGCCCCATGATATCACGCATATATGCGATGCGTTGCGTTATCTCTGTATGTACCGAACAGGCCATTCAAGTCAGAAGGTGCAGAAGAGCTTTACTCAAAAATACAAGGATCGAGCAATAAGAGCGTGCAGACAAGGAACGGGCGGAAGATTTTTTTCCTGAGAGCGCGTATCCTGCCCTCTGATTGCCGAAATAACAAAAAACGGAGTAATTATGAAAACAGTTTTTAAAGTAAAAAAGCAGTGCTCTGTGCCCGGTTGTGCAGAGATCGACTGCTATTCTATAAGCAGAGGCTCGGGCGGCGCTGTATGTATGTGCCGCCGCTGTGCAACGGAGCTTGCCGCGGCTATGTCCGAGACGTCGGAGAAAAAGAGCAGGGCACGTAAGAGCTCGGGCAAAGGGGAGAGTGCACAATGATATGTATCACTATTGTGTCAGCTCTTTTCGTTTTGCTTTTTGTGTTGCAAGAGACGTGCCACAGGGCAGAACGCAGAGACCTTTACGACAGGCTGATGTGCAAGGGAGCGGGAGACTACAGAAAGCTCCGCGAAAAAAAGAGCCGCAACGCTCAACCGCCCTACGTCGTATCGGCTAAAAAATGGCGGGATACTGAGAGGAGGGAAAGCGAATGAGCTTTATTTCGGAAATGATGCGCAAGATCGAAGACGCGTCAAAGAAAAAGGATCTATCAAAAAACGACCTCACCTCCGGTGCGATCGCCGATATGGATGGAGGAGAAGTATACGAGGAGGACGTGATCGCATTCATTGCCTCGGAGCTTGACAGAAGACGCGAGGAGAGACGCGCGTGCGAGCTTCAATGGCGGCTTAACGCAAATTTTCTCCTCGGACACCAGAACTGCGATATAAATCCCTACAGATCCGACGTTGAGGACAGGGACGTTCAGTACGAATATATGGAAAGAGCGTGCTACAACAGAATATCCCCGATAATCGATACGCGTCTTGCAAATCTTGATGCGATGCACTTTGATATGACGGTTACTCCCGCAACCGATGAGATAGACGACTACGAAAAGGCGTGCATCTCCACAAAGATCCTGTCTTACCTTAAAAGCACGACCGATTTTGATACGGTCAGACGTATGCTTGTCAGCTGGAGCGAGCTTTGCGGTACTGCCTTTATCATGTCGTGGTGGGACAGAGACGCGGGAGAACTCGTCGGAGAGTATGAGCAGAAGGACGAAGACGGAAACACGGTGACTGTAGAGATACGCGAGGGAGACGTAAAATACGGGATCCTGACGCCTTACGAGGTGTATCCTGAGAGCGTTTACAAGCAGACGGTGGCAGACCAAGGGTCGATCATCGTAGAGCAGGTAATGACAAGCGACCGTGTTTACGAGCTTTACGGTGTGAGAATACCGGGCGGCAGTGTCGAGACTTACGCTCTGACTCACGCCGAGGGCGCGGGCGGCTTTGGATATCCGAATACGGATATGAGTTTTTCTCCGAGAATATGCGAGGACAGCGTCAAGGTGGTTACCTATTTTGAGCGTCAGAGCAGAAGGTATCCCGGGGGCAGACTTATCATCTGTGCGTCTGATAAGGTCCTGTTTTACGGAGCGCTTCCTTACGACGAGATCCCGATAGTTGCACTCAAGTGCAAGGATATACCGGGGCAGTTCTTTGGCAGAAGCGTGATAGAGGAGCTTATACCTCTTCAGCGTGCGTACAACGGATGCAAGAACAAAATACACGATTACATAAGAACGCTTGCCTCAAACCCGTTGCTCGTGCCTGAAGGAAGCATCGACGATATCGACGCTCTCGTTGAGTGCGGTACGGCTCCCGGCAGCGTTATAGAGTATGATGCCGACAGAGGAAAGCCCTCTCCGCTGATCTTCCAGAGCATTTCGGGTGAGGTTCGTCAGGAATGCGACGATATCGTGCGCGAAATGGAGTACGTTGCAGGAGTATCACAGCTTATGGTAACAGGCTCAAGACCCTCGGGGATCGTCAGCGGAACGGCTATCGAGCGCCTTCAGAGGATCGATAATACCCGTCTTTCGCTTACAGCCGACGGTATAAGAGCGGCTATAAGGGCACTCGCGCTTGTATGGCTGAAGATCTACAAGCGCCACGCAAAGACCTGCCGCGTTATATCTATCGCAGGTCAGAGTGAGATGTCAAGCGTGTTTACGTGGACCGGGGAGGATATAAACTCCTTTGACGTAGTGTTTGACAGCGAAAACGAGCTTAAAAACAGCGAGGAAAAGCAAAGAGAGAATTTCCTTACCGCTATGTCCATGGGGCTTTTCAACGACGAGGACGGAAAGCTTCCGCGTGATTTCAAGGACAGAGCGATAGAGATGCTTCGGCTGGGTGCTTACGGAACTCTTATGAGCGAAAACGAGCTTCAGTTAAAAAATGCAAGACGCGAGAACAATATGCTGTGCCGAGGCACGCTTCCCGAACTCGATATCTACGATGATGATGAGCTTCATGCGGCAGAGCACAAGCGGTTTGCGCTTCAGATGCAATTCAAGCTTCTGAGAAAAAAAGAGCCGATACTTGCCCGTGCCTTTGACGATCACATATCCGAGCATACGAGAAGGATCGCCGAAAAGCGCTTGGCAGAGGCAAAAAACAGAATTTCATCAAAGGAGAAATAAATGAAAAACAACGAAAAAAACGAAAACGTCAAAATAGAGGATGTTCTGAGTACGATAGCCGAGGAGAAAGCGGCAGACGCCGTGCAGACCGAAACGATTGCACAGCAAGAATTGGACTCGGACTTGATGCCTCCGCCTTCAAGCGAGGAGCTTGCCGCTATGAGCGAGGAAGAAAGAAAAGAAGTCTTTGAGCATCTCGTTTCTTCGATCGACGCTGCCGTAAAGGAGAGGGTAGCGGCTTTGAGTGAGGAATACAGAAAGGGTATTGAGGGG